GGACTTGTCCTGTCTGAGCGCACCTCGAAAAATAGTCGTCAAGCCTCTCTGTAAGTTCGTCTGCGGTTTTTACTTTCGGTTGGCGATATTCGACAAGGACTTCGCCAATGAGCTGCGAAACGAAAGCTCTATCTTCATTGGTCTGGATAAGCCCAGCACGACTATTTGGAAAGTTGTTTTTGCTCCCGCGTCCCTTTACTACCTTTTCGCCTACTTCGACGAGTTCTTCATCTTTCATGCGTACCTCCATTCGCACCTCGCACAAGTTCGGCATTTACCGTGGATAGCCGCCGAAATTGCTTCTGGTGTTCTGTTGTATTTTTGAGCCGCCTCTTTGCGAGACTTAAAGACTTCACCAGTCGTAAGGTTAACGACAGGTTGCGTCTCCTTGATAACGGCGGCATAGTGTTTACGCTGTTCTTCTGTGCGGATTTTGCCTCGCATATTGCGGAGAGTCGCCTCACGGAGTTCTTCGTTTTGCCAACGCTCACGCATGCGGCGGGATTGTTCGGCTCTGTAATTTTCGTCTTGCCATGCACGTTTTGACGCTGCTCCCATTTTCGCCTTTGTTTCCACTGTGGGATTACGGCGCAATCCGGTTTCAATAGCATGGCGAGTATTCTCTACCGGCAATACCCACTCCAGATTGCTCACATGGTTATTTGCCTTGTTTCCGTCGATGTGGTTTATTTGATGTTCCGATGTAGGTTGCGCCGACAAAAAATGTTCTGCTACAAGGCGATGTATCTTGAAGCCTTTGGATTTTCCGTTTACAATAAGCGTAATGCAATGATAGCCTTTGAGAATATTGGGCTTGCGTATTTTAGCCGGAACAGTTCTTACGCCTTTTCCGCCAAGAGCTGCCGAACAGGCACATAGCCGCTTTATCGTTCTTACCCTTCCGCAATCAGAGATTTCGTAATATTCCTCATACCCCTTAATCGGCAACCACTGTTCGCCCTGCTTAACGATGTCTGCTTTATCAGCCATATAATCACCTCGTTTCCATTTCACGTCGTAGACTGTCTTTGATGTAATAGTTCAGCCCACGCCTTACGCATATCTTTTTTGCTGCTTCACCAAAACTTGCCCAGTGTATGTCTGATGGATGATAGTTGAGTTTCCCGATTTTATAGCGGTCTATGTAGTCCGTCTTTTCCAGCAGATAGAGGACATCGTCAGCTCCAAGCACAGGCTCACAAGATACCCATGTCTTTATACCCTGCTCGTGTGCCATTTTCAAAGACTGTAATCTTGTGCGCGGGGCTACCGCTTCTGGCTCCGCCTCCGCCACGTTATCCCATAGATTCGGATAACCAGTGTAGGTCACACCGTACCAGTCGTTCTCATCCAATAGATCAAAGTCTCTTGCACCATAGCCCTTTGTAAGTATCTGCACATGGTTCCCGCTGTCTTTGAGAATCTTAATAATCTCCCGTGTCGGCGTACTGTCATAGCCAGTTGGGTACGGATCGCAGGTGAAGCACAAGTGAATGAGCTTGCCCGTCATGTCCTCACGCTCTATCTGCTTGGCTACCTCGTTCACAATGTCCTTGCGCGGTTCGACGTGGCTGTGGAACTGCTCCTTGTCGCGGTGAAGGACGCTCGGCGCAAAGCAGTAATAGCACCTATGCGGGCAACCCGTGTAAATGTTTATTGCGTAGTCACCATACTCTTTTGCGGCTCCTTTGGGTTCATATATCGGTCTCATTTTTGCACCCCCGTCTTAACAATGTCGGTTTTGTTGGGCATATAATCACCTTTCTTCATTTGCAACTGTCTGTATTCCTGTGATGTTCCCGTCTGCGTCAAGTAACGGCTCATCATGGTACGGAAATGCTTGTTCGTATAAGCGTCTTGCACCGTCGTCCTCTTTGATAGACAGTCCGCCGTCTACCGAGTATGTTATTGTCGTAAACGGAGTTCCGTTGTTGTAGCACCAGCGGCACAGATACCGTTCAAGTTCTTCTGCGTCAATCTGCCCCTCTCCGCCAATGGTCTTGTCGTTCATTACGGCTTCACCTCCGTGTTTCCAAGGTCAACCATTATCGCACAGGCAGTTTTGGCGTCTATGCCGTGCTTTTCAAATACATCAAACCAATGTCGAATTGTTGCCTTGTCTTTGTCCGTTTTCGCACCGGCAATAGCCAATGATCTCCATATGCCGTTCATAAGCGGATTCATCATTTCTTCAAAAGCTTCATAAGGGTTGGTCTTGTCAGCCAATGTGGTCACCTCGTTTCTCGTAATTGATAACAACCTTTATTGCCCGCGCCATCAATTCCATTATTTTATCGTCAATATGGCGGTCGCCCGTGTAATGGTCATAAAGGTTTGTCCTGCCGTTTTCGTAGCAGGTCTCCATAAACTCTACGGACAAATAATCTTCTTTGTCTGGTATCTCGCCCTGTTCCTTGACCTCGTATTCCATATATTCCTTCATCAGCGCAAGCACGCAGTCGCTTGCATCTTCGGCGCGATGTAGGAGCTTGCGGCAAAGGTCGATGTATGCCAACTTGTCCTGATAGGTATATGCTTCTGCCGTTCCCTCCGTGTACGCTTCAAAGGAAGCTCGTATCTGTTCCTCAAAGTCTTGTGGTATATTGTCAGTATCTACCACCACATTACGCGGAAACTTAATTTTCATTTCCCCACCCCCTATTCAGTGTTTGAATTTGCTTGCATATCTTGTCGAAGTCGATAACTTCCTTTTCTTTCGGCATCCAGTGTTGTGTGAAGTCTGTTTTAACGCACTCGTCCCACCAAAACGCTACAAAGCTATTCGCGCATCTGGTGTTTCCGCAATTTTCGCAGGAGCGTTTCAGTTCAGCCATTCTGTTCCTCCTTAATTCCATGCGCCTGCATAGTGTCTTTTCGCCCCTGATGCCATCCACGCTGATATTCTCCAATGTTCCGGATTGCTTCGAGTTCGCTTGCCATACGCTCATAATCTTCGTACATGGCTATCATATCGCGGAATGTGTAGCCTGTCATTTCCTCGCATAGTTCTGGGGAAAATGTGTCGGTTAGATTAGGCATTGTTACCCTCCTTAAATCTGCTTTTTGTTACTTGTCCTGCATAGCCTCCTGCAGTCGTTCGATCTCCTTGTCCCGCTCGGCAAGCTGTCCAAGCAGGTAGGGTATGTCCGTCCTTGCATTTGCAATAAACTCTGCGTCCTGCCGCGTATTTAGCCTGCATGCAATGCAATCAGATTCAGCCTCAATCGTTTCATCTTCGCCCAGTTTCCACGGCCCCGGCGTTGCCAGTTCGCACCGTGCCTCAATCTCCGCTATGCGCTGGTCGTTATTCATCCCGTTCACCCTCCTCGTCCTGCGGGCCGCGCCATTCCGCTCCTATTAACTGCCACTGATCCGGCCTGCCTACCGCGTTTTTAAAAGGCAAATCAACCTCTACCGTTTTCACTGCTGTCCAGGTGTTGGTCACGTTGTCAGTTTCTGTTCTCGCGAAAACCAGCCGTACCTTGCTCATGCCATCCACCTGCACCCATCGCAGGCTCCTTTGTGCGCATCGCAATACCGCCCACATTTCAGGCAAAGTTCGTTCCGTGCATCTTGCACCCTGCGCTGGGAGGCGGCAAGCTGTTCTTGCAAGTTTTCGTTAATTCTGCGCAACCGCTGATTTTCTTCCATCTTGCCGTCTACTAACTCGCTCATATGGTGATAATCGGCGAGCTGGGATTGCAGGGATTCGATGAGGTCGGCGGCCTGTACCGCGATGCAGTCACCGTTGTTGCAAAACTTCCAACACTGGCTATCTGTTTCAATGCACATATCAGACAAATGGCACTCGTTCCATTCCCGCAGCCCCCTCACAACTTCGTCAGCGTTCATCTGTTGCTCCTTTCTCCGCGCCATCTATTACAAAAATCCGAGCCTTCATGCGGATGGTCATCTCCTTCACAATAACCGATTTCGTGCTGGCTCCATCCTGCCTTTCCCCACAATTCACAACTCTCACAACGTTTTGGGAGTTCGCCTCCAAGGCGTTCGTGCAGTACGTCAAGTTCCCCAACCGCCGCTTCAAGCTGTGCTTTCAGCCGTTTGTTCTCCGCAAGTAGGAAAGGAATATCTTCTCGGGCGTGGGCGATAAAGTCGGCATCAAATGTTTTTTGCACAAGAGATATTGATTGATATTTCCCATCCTTGCCGCAACACAAGATTTCGCCATAATCTTTTCTATCATGC